AATAAAGATAATGTACAGTTAGTTTTACAAGGTCCAGTTAAAATTATTAAAAAAAGTTCTTATTATGAAATTGATGCTAACCACACTCATACAAATGGAGAAATTCTAAAAGGTGAGTATGAACCAACGTTTACAGCTCAATATAGAAGTGATAGGAATGATCCTATACCACATTCTAGGTCATCAATTTGGCCAAAAGTGGTGGAGAAAAGAAAGAATACAATATTTTTAAATACTAAGAAGAAATAATGGCACTAACAGATTTTGATAAAATATTAAAACAGTATGAAGATACCGAAAATGATTTTGGTTTCTCTGCTATCTCTGAACAAGAATACAATTCCTCTATTAAAGAGAGTGTGCAGACCGTTGAGAACTACAAGGTCAATTTGTCGGAAACAGAAAGACGATTGGCTGAACTTGAGAAGATGATTATACCTTTCCTAAAGAAACTACATAGTACAGGTGATAAAGAATACATCTATTGGCCTAATCGCAAACCAGCAATTGAAAAACAAATTGAGGCAATATTAAAATTAACTAGAGGATGATACATTATGAAACCGTTAGTGACAGTGATTACACCTACCACAGGTGCACCGTGTGTACGCCAAGCGTTAGACTCGGTTAAAAACCAAACCTATGATAACATACAACACTTAGTTGTTGTTGATGGCCAACCAAAAGGTCGTGTGATAGCCAAAGAGTATCCACATATTGACCTAATCGACCTCCCATACCCAACAGGAAAAGACCAATACAACGGACATAGAATATATGGTGCAATGACCTATATTGCAAACGGTGAGTTCCTATGTTTCTTGGATGAAGATAATTGGTACGAACCAAATCATATTGAAACCTTGGTTGATGTTATATCAAAGGGAAATAAATGGGCATACTCATTACGTAAAATCGTCAGCCAAGAAGGCGAATATATATGTAACGATGATTGTGAATCACTAGGTAAATGGACCTCTGTGATTAATGATAAATTCATTGATGTGAATTGTTTTATGATACCTAAGGCCGCAGCATTAGGTTTCTCACCTTACTGGTACCGCAGAGCAAGACACCCACAAGAACAGCCGGAAGTTGATAGAATATTGTCACCGTTTATGATGCAAAATTTACCAGAATTTGACACGAATGGCCAATATACAATAAACTATAGAGTTGCAAGTAGAGGAGATTCTGTTCAGGCGGAATTCTTTTTGAAAGGAAATGAAATGATGAATAAACAATATAATGGAGATTTACCATGGCGAAAAAAGACCTGATTATAGGTGCATTTAAAAACTATAACTACGAACAAGTTAAACCTTGGATTGAATCTATCAATCAAACAACCTTCAAGGGTGACAAGGTACTGATTGCAATTGATGCATCACAAGAAACACTTAACAAGATTACACAGGCCGGTTTTACTGCTATAGCTGCAAAATCCATGTCTGGTGCAATGTTTCATATGGAACGATTCATGCACATCTATGATTTCCTAAAGAAACATAAGGATGAATATCGTTACGTTGTTAGTACAGATGTGCGTGATGTGATTTTTCAACTTGATCCTATGCATCATTTGGAATATATACTCACAAGAAATTCTGGTTACGATTTAATTGGAGTATCAGAATGTATTAAAATTAAAGATGAACATTGGAATCGTGATAACATATTAAAATGTTTTGGCCAATATTTTTATGAAGAAATTAAAGACCATGAAGTATTGAATGTTGGTACTTTAGCCGGTAAATCTGAAATTGTTGGTGACTTATGTGGAATGTTATATCAATTATCAATGAACAGAGCAGATTGGGTTGCCGACCAAGCAGCATACAATATGTTGATGAGTTGGTATCCTTATCTTGGTATAACTTATATCAGTGGTTTGAATGATGGTTTCTGTTGCAATCTACACGTTACAAACAAACCAGATGAGAAGGAACATTTTGCACCATTCATCACAGAGAAACATCCAATCTTTCGGGATGGATTAATGTTAACTGGTGATGACCAACCTTATTATATTGTACACCAATATGATAGGGATCCAGTATTGAAGAAATTTTACCATGATAAGTATGGTGTTGAGGAATTAATTACTTTTAGGACAACATGATGAATAACATTACTATTGTTACAGCTTTTTACGATATCGGCCGTGGAGATTGGACACCTGACAAAGGTCTGCCAGCATATCTACAGAGAACCACCGAAACATATATTGAACGTTTTTCACATATGGCTCAAATGGAAAACGAAATGGTTGTTTTCTCTACACCAGATATAATTGAAAAACTACAACCATTGCGTGGTGATAGGCCAACAAAATTCATTTCGCTTGATATTTTTGAAAAGTATGACAAGTTGATTGAGGAGATTGGCAACATTCAAAGTAGTGAGAACTTTCAAAAGATGATTCATCCATCTCAAAGAGCAAATCCTGAATATTGGAATCCTCATTATGTCGTTGTTAATTATTTAAAATCAATTTTTGTTAATGTTGCAATTAAAAATAATTTTGCGACAAACGAATTGGTATCTTGGTTAGACTTTGGTTATTGTCGTACTGCTGATAAGGTACCAGCAAGTAAGAAGTGGTCATATGATTTTGATGTTAATAAAATGCATTTGTTCAATTATAAAGACTACGACAACAAAGGCATACAGGATATAATCTCGACAAATGATGTATACATATTAGGTGCAAAGATTGTTGGTGGAAAAACTGCATGGCCAAAATTTGAAGAATATATGAAAGAAAGTCTTATCTTATTGGGAAGTAATGGCATGGTTGATGATGACCAAACATTAATGTTGATAGCTTCCGTCAAACATCCGGAATTGTTTGAACTACATAGAATTCCAGACCACCAACTTGGACTTGATCCATTTGTTATTTTTAGTGATTTTAATAAAGAGGTATAATATGAGTGATGTAATTAAATTTGATACAGTATCACAAGCTTTCGGTGTGGTACGACCACAAGCAAAATGTTCTGGTTATGGTCTAGGTGAATTGACCAAAGGCATGAAAAGAGGATTAGAAATTGGTTGTTCTGAGGCACATACCTCAAAGTTTCTATTGGACACCAATCCAGAATTGACCTTGTATTCAATTGACCCGTATGTTGCATACACAGACTGGAACGGTAATATTTTGAATGACCGAGAAGAATTCTTTCACCGAGTAACAAAAGAGATGGCCGTTTATGGTGACCGATTTGTTTTGATTAGAGATTATTCAGATAACGTTGTTGATACATTTAAGGATGAAGAATTTGATTTCATCTTTATTGATGGTCTACACACCTACGAACAACTAACTATAGATTGTAATAACTACTATTCTAAAGTTAAGACTGGTGGTATCTTTTCTGGCCATGACTATCAAACAATTCCTGGCGTCAACAAAGCCGTCTGTGAATTCGCACCTACAAAAACAGACAAGGTTCTTACAACCGAATGTGATGTTTGGTACTGGTATAAATGAAGGCCTTATTTGTCGTAACCTCCTGTTTGGTGCCAGCCATTGGTGTCTTTAGTCCTGATGAACGTCTGAAACAAACACTGGAAACTATTGATTCCATTAGGAAAAAGGCACCAAATTCTTTTATCATATTATCTGATGTATCAGTAGAAAAACTCACAGAAAAACATGATGAACTTGTATCCAAAGTAGACTTGTTTTTAAATTTGACAGGAGTTGATTTCTTATTGCATTTCACCAAGCTTGGAATGAAAAGCCAAGGTGAATGTGGAATGATGTACGTTGTATTGGATTATCTACAAAAAAATACTGAGATACTTGAAGGTGTTGACCGTATTTTCAAAATAACTGGTAGAATTCAATTAGATGATGACTTCAGTTTAGATGAGTATACTGGCCTTAACGGCAAATATGTTTTCAAAAAACGTGTGCCAACTTGGATGAATGAACCTATTCATGGTGCCACTCATATATTTGATACTCGGTTATGGTCACTATGTACAACACTGATAGGAACACACCTGGAAGTATTACAAAAAGTAATCCTGTTACTAGGACCAATTGACTTGGAACATGCATACTTTGCAACAGTAGATAAGGAACTAGTCAAGGAATTTGATAGGGTACACTGCAAAGGTCAAGTGGCATCGACTGGGGAATGGAAATTCGATTGATTTAAATCACTATATATTAAAGCCAATATTTGACAATTTTATGAAGGTGTGATATAATCCATTATAAATAACCTACAGTCAACCAAAGTGTGTTGTAATTCAATAGGTAAACAATGATATCTTTCAAAAGTTTTTTGACCGAACAAGAAGATCCTGAAGAAGGCGCTAGCCGTCAGATTAAACATTTGACGCATGTGGAAGACCGCCCTCTACAAACAGGTGAAAAAGGTGCAAAACACGCTATTGCTTCCCTAACAGCCGCAGGTGAACATATCAAGTCTGGTAAAAAATCATCTGAGTTGACCACAAAATATGATGGTTCACCAGCCCTTGTTTATGGTCATCATCCAAAGACTGGTAAGTTCTTTGTTGCATCAAAGTCTGCTTTCAACAAAACACCTAAGATTAATTACACACCACAGGACGTTGACGCTAATCACGGCCATGCTCCTGGTTTGGCCGCAAAATTAAAAGATGCACTGACACATTTACCTAAGGTTGCACCAAAAGAAGGTGTGTACCAAGGTGACATGATGTTTGGCACAGATAAAGAAGATAAGAAAAAAGAAGATAATGGTGGACATTCATTTCATCCAAATCCTTCTGGTCTGACCTACACCGCACATGGTGATGAGGCCAACAAAGTTAAAAAATCAAAGATTGGTGTTGTTACACATCTTTCCTATCATGGTGACGATGCAGCAAGTCTGAGTGCATCACATGAAGTCAACCATGAAAAGTTTACAAAACATCCTGATGTATACTCAGTTGACCCTAGAATGGATACATCAAAAGTGCATTTCAGTCCACAACACCAAAAGAAATTCAATGGTCATCTTGCAGCTGCACAAGCAATGCATGATACACATGGTGGTGACATGTATGCTGGTACCAGCGATCATCATGGAGCTGGTGGATCACTAGAAACATATATGAATCATACTGTCCGCACAGGTGAACAACCAAATCATCAGAATTTTAAGAGTTGGTTAGAAACCAAAAAGAATAAAGATATTGATAAATTAAAAACAGAAAAGAATCGTACAACCAAACAAGCAGATTTGAAAGATGAACTTGGTAAAGTTGAACGTAATAAAAAACACTATAATAATCTTTTCAAAATGCATGGCCATCTACAGTCTGCAAAAGGTGCATTGATTGATACAATGAATCAACATCAACAATTTCAACACCAACATGGTGGTGAAGATGCTAATCCAGAAGGTTACGTATTTCATCACAATAATGAATCTGATAAATTTGTTAATCGTGCAGAGTTCTCTCGTAGAAACTTTGCTGGAATAAGGAATATTTGATGGATACTTTTAAAATCTTTTTATTGAATGAAGGCCGTGGTAGTATGACTGCATCCGGTGCAGCTGGCGAATATGATTTAAATAAATATGTTACTCCACACCTAGGTTCAAAAGAATTTACACATACATTATCAGCAGAACATGAAGATTTGCCGGCCGGTTCCTCAGTTAAATTAAAGAGTGTTGAACGCATCAAAGGAAAAATCCATGTACATGCAGAAGATGAAACAGGAAATCACCAATTGATTCCTATTTCAAAAATGCACAAACCAGGTGAAGCACCAACAAACAGAGGACATGATTATGAGTCTACGTTTGTTGATAGATTAAAACACCACGGTATCATGCCACATCATCTCTCAGGTGCAGGTTCTACTGGCGGCACAGATTTTGCAGTTGAAAACAAACAAAAGAAAACTGTACATAACGGTACTGTTTCTGGATCATTGTTGAATGGTGAAACAAAAGCCGGTGTTACTGCGGCCATGGGACAATTAACAATTCACCATACCAAAGAAAAAGGTTGGCACATTGGTGATGCTGCCAGAGAAAAAAGACCACTCTATGCAAAACAAATAGAGAAGTCTGGAGTTTTGGCTCACATGAATAAACACTTTAAGAATCCGAATAAAGCCACAACAACAGAATCTGGTCGTGCAAAGACAATAGAAATTAAGCATCCAGATTTAGAACCAGCTCACGCATATCTACAAGACCATGACGTACATGTTTTACAGGTTGGTGGTTATGGTACATATAGTGTAGGCAAAAAAGATGAAACCGGCCATGGCCTACCTAATATATCTGGTAAAGGTTCTTGGAGAATCAGAGAGAAACAAAAGGGTAATAAATCAGCTAGAACAGTTGCATTTCATCCTGATGGTAAATCAGGTTTAAATAAAAGTACATATGATTTGGACAAAGATGAAGATTTGTTTAAATTCAAGAAAACTTTGGGACACAAAGATTAAATGAAATCATTTTTAGAAAAATTAGAATCAGATTCAAAAACACACAAGCCGGTGGTGATGGCTTTTGGTCGCATGAATCCACCAACAACTGGCCATGAAAAATTGGTTGATAAAGTCAAACAAATTGGAAAAGATTACAAAGCACCACATCACGTTATAATCTCACATTCTAATGACGCTAAGAAGAATCCGTTGGATGTTAAATCCAAATTAAAACATGCTAAGAGATTTTTTCCAGATACAAACATCGAAACATCAAGCAAAGAACAACCAACATTCCTACAACATGCCGCAAGATTGCATCAAATGGGACATGACCACTTGATTATGGTTGCTGGTTCAGACCGTGTCAATGAATATCAAGAAAAACTAAAACAATACAACGGAACAGCAGCTGGATCACTTTTCAATTTCAAAAAAATTGAAGTTAAATCTGCCGGCCAACGGGACCCTGATGCTGACGGTGCAGAAGGTATGTCTGCATCTAAAATGCGTGGCCATGCAAAGAGTGGAGATTTCAATTCTTTTAGACAAGGTGTTCCTCCACACGTTCCAGAAAAACATGCAAAAGAGTTGTTCCGTGATGTTCGTAAAGGCATGGGCATGAATGAAGAAGTCAATCGTGGACTATTCAAAGCAATCTTTGTGACGGGTGGACCAGGTTCAGGTAAAGACATTATTATTCGTGAAGCAATTGCAGAATCAAAAGCAGTAGAATTGAATTCAGTACAAGCATTTGACTTATTGATGGACAAACAGAAGTTATCCGAAAAAACAACCGACTATCGTAGAGAAGCAATTCGTAATCGTGGGCCACTAATCATTAATGGTCCTGCTGATGACCATACCAGAATGATTACCATTAAGGAAGAATTGGAAGAATTTGGTTATGATGTTGCACTGGTATTTGTTGATACAACAAATGAGGCCAGTAAAGAACGTAATGAAAAACTGACCAAATCAATTTCCGAATCTGTTAGATTTGATAAGTGGCAACTTGCACAAACATCTAAAGAATCATATAAACAGAATTTTTCTAAATTTATGGAGTTCAATAACAGTTCCTCTTTTGAAGAAATCCAAGAGGATATTACTGATACTTACGAAAAAATAAATAGGTTCATCGAGGACAAAAATTACAACGAAATTGCGTTCTCTTGGTTGGAAAGTCGTGGTAAAATTAGTATCACATCATTAT